GCAGTTTTAGATGTAGTATCATAAACTATTGAGGTCGTATCTGAATTAACATAAGATGATTCTTCGGGAAATGTGTCTAAATCATAAGTAAATGTATTTGTAGAATTTGCAATTACATTAAACTGCCCTGCAAAAAGACTATCCTTAAATGATATTGAGTTGTTTCCTAAAATTTCTTTATCTAAAACTAATTCTTTATTTACATCAGGATTATCTGTAGAGGTATTAGCAACTAAATTGTAATAAAGTATTTTTGGAGTATGTTGATTATATGTCAACACAAGTTTACCATCAATACCTACAGTTCCAGTTCTAGTTACATTAAATGTGGGTGATTTTTCATTTGAAGTATATTCGTGAATAAAATTGTAATCAGTATAAAGTTCTAAATCAAAAGCAGGTAAAGTATCAGCAACTTTAGTAAATGATAAAGAAGAATCTGATAAATCAAACGTTACTGTTCCATTTTTATAAAATTCTAAAGGTGGATTGACTAAATTTAATGTTCCAGCAGCTCCCACTGATGACACATCTAAATTAACAAACACTGGTCTAGATTGTTTTGTCTGGAATCTACTACCACATAATTTAATTACATTTTTATCAATTACATACACAAAATATTCTTCTTGATCAACTAATCCACCAACAGGGGTGTTTGCGGTGTGAACCACTCTCTGACCAGTAACCATTCTATGGTCGGTTATTCTGATTGTATTTGGATTACCATCTAAAGTTCCTGATGTATTAACACCAGCAACTGTAAAGTCTAAAGTTCTAGCAATTAATTTTCTATTTTCTTTATTATACTTAATAGGAACTGTGGTTGTTATTCCAGCATCAACAGTTAAGAAAACTCTATCATTATTTTTTAATCCATGACTATTACCAACTGAAACTGTTGCTAGATTTTTATTAGCAGTTCCTTTTACAGTGCTGTCATAACTTATTCTGAGACTATGATATTTACCAGTTCCAATTCCAGTAAAATATACCAAACCTTGATTTCTGAGAGTGTTTCCTACACCAACAAAAACATCCTCTGGATCTGCACCACCACCAGCTGTCGCTAAACCAACCTTAACTGTAGATAATCCAACTAAATCATCACTTAATTTAACTAAGAATAAAGGAACGTTTTCTAGAAGATTCGCTGATTGAACATTTAAATTAGCATTAGCACGACTAGTTGAAATCCCAATAGAGTTACCTGTATTTTTATGATAAGTTACAACATCTCCAGTTTTAAATTTATGATTAGGTAAAAATATTGATCTACTTGGTATGAATATTGAACTTCTACCTCCAGCAGGGTTTGAAATGAATACTGTTGTTCCTATACCAGGCCCAGCAGATGCTGCCACACCGAGAGACTCTGCAGGGTCAAAATAATATTCAAAATTAATTCTATTATCAAATTCCGTTGTAAAACCAACATCTATTCTAAATTTTCTAGGATCTTCTATTATTGGTGTCCTTATAGTATGACTAGCTCCGATCACCCCATCTTCTAAATTATTTTGATTTCTTAAAACTCTTATTCTAGAATTAGCAGCATCAATATTTAATATTTTAACCTCTTCTTGTCTTGTTCCAATTCCAACTTTAAGAATGTCATTCTCTCTTAAATTGAGATTGTTGAGATTATCATTAGGAAGAGGTAATCTACCTTGTACAGTGAAAAATGTAACCAACCCAGTTGCTGCTACTGATCCTATACCCTCGGAAACTATAAGTTTTGCTGAAGAGATGCCAATATTATATGATTTCCCATCTAATTTAGAACTAGTCGTTGATAAACCAGATACAGAAATTTTACTAAGGTTAGACAACCCTATAGGAGTTGTATGAACACCTACAAACGTATTTGTCTCGTTAGCAGGATAGAATTCTATATTGTTTAAAATTACGTTAGTTACCGCAATAGTTCCAATACCAGGCCCTCTTACTCTTGATACTTTTGCAACAGTTTCAAAGTTTTCAGCAACTGCTTCTTCAAAAACAAGTTTATCACCCACTTGATAAGACGACCCACCAGTTACAATACCAATCTTATCAACAGCTCCTTCAGATGCATAAACAATAGTTCCCTCTTGAGTTACTGATTTATGTGATTGACTTACATAATTATAAAAACTATCATCTTGAAGTAATTCGTAAGGTTCAGTATTTCTTACCCAACCAGTTTGATTGAGATTAATTTCATCTTGATTATTTTTAGATTGATAATTAAATTGATTTGGTTGAGCGTGAAAATTTTCACCTAGTAAGTATGGGAATTTTGGTTTTTTAAAGTTATTGAATGGATCAGTTGAATCCGATGTTACTGTAGATTCAAAAGTTGCGTAGTACGCATATATTCCATTTGGATATTCTGGAGTTACACCATATCTTCCATTGTTTTCATCAAGGAAAGATTCATCAGTGCTACTATTCCAAGTAAAATCTTCTAAGAAAAATTCTTGTGGGAATACACTAGTTGGTGGTCTATTATCTTTTAAATCTATAGAGTAACCAGATTTTAATTGAGTCACAGATCCACCAGTGCTTTTCTCAAATCCATAAGGGCCATAGATCGGTAATCCATCATATGCCCAACCAATAATAGGAGAGTGTTGTGTTTTGTCCTCTTCAGTCGCACCATTAAGTAAAGTTAAATCTCTACTACCATATAAAGGATCACCATTAGAATCATTTTGATATACAATTTTTCTCAGTCCTCTCGGTGCATATGCATGAGATATTTGTAATTCACGACTAATTTGTGTTGGTTTGTCTATGAATGTATCAGAATCATCTATATTTGCGAAATTTTTTCTAACTTCGTTTACTTGCCATGTTTTAAGGTTTGAGTTGAATATACCAAACTCACCCGCAGATATGACATTTAATGAAGTTGTAGATGCACCATATCCAACACCAGGTTTGGCTATTCTAATGGATCTAAGTTGACCGTCAACTATTTCTGGAACTAGTTCTGCACCAGTTCCTACACCTGTAATTGAAATACTTGGAGGTGTATTATATGATTGACCTCTATTTTGAATTGCAACATCAATAATTTGCCCATTAGCAACAACAGGTAATAATTCACCACTTACTCCAGTATACATGTCAATTCTTGGTTGCCTATTAAAATTCAATATTTCAGAAGCACCGTATCCAACACCATTATTTGTTAAGTGGATTGATGTAATTTCACCCCTAAACAATGGTTGAGGTATACATTGAAAGTCTTTACCCTCTATGGGATCTATGCCAACAAGACCTTGCACTGTGACAACAATTGGATCATAATTAAAACTATGTGTTCCAAAACCTGTTGATCTTAAATTTTGATATTGCTTTGTCCTAAAATAAAAATCTTTAGCAGTTGTTCCAACCCCAACAGTTGATAATTTAAATGTATTTTCATCAACAACAAAAACATAGTATTTTTTATCACTTGCAAGCCCTTCAATAGCAGTTCCATCAGGATCAGCAGTATAAGTTATAATCTCACCTGTCTTATAATCATGATTATTAATTGTAATTCTATCAAGTGCAGTATTAATTCCTGCTGGTTCACAAGTTTTTAATTTATTTTCATATCCTTCACCAGGATTTAGTATGTTTATACTACCGACTTGTGATTTTCCATTAAAAGATCTAAATTGATGATTACCCTCACCAAATGCGGTAAATGCTATCGTATTAATACCAGCGACTGCTTCATTTAAGTTTCTGTGAAGTCTAATTGTTTTTCGTGGGAACCAAGTTTCTCCTGCATACCCTAAGAAAGTTGATATCGTTGTTATTCCAGTAGGAGTATCTGTATTAATGTAGTATACTGCACCAGTGGTTAATCCAGTTAATGCCTTTTCTCCAAAAGTGTCATATATGACTTGTTCATGATTTCTAAATTTATGATATGTTGAGAATCCAATATTATAGTTGCCCTCTGTATTAACTCCAGAAGAGTTTTTAACAATAGTAGTAGATATAGCAACTGTTTGAGATGTTGATCCAGCGTTAAATACCACTTGATGCGGAACAGTTACCATTTTACACTCTGCTGTAGCACCAGATCCATTTCCTCCGCTTATTGATATTTTTGGAACATCAATAAAATCAAAGCCTGGATCTAAAACTCTTATCTCCTGCAAGATACCTCTAGTTGCCACAAAGCCAGTAGCACCAACTCCAGTAGCATCGTTAATTGCTAAAAATGGTGGATTTATAACGTCATAATTTCTTCCACCACCAGTTACGTCTATAGATTTAATATCACCATAATAACAAATGTCTGGTGACTTATAACTTAATATTTCAACTCCATTAATTAAAATCCCATTGTACCCAATTTTAGTTGGATATTTTTTACCATCATAAACAGGCATATCAATTTCTCTAAACAGTTTTTGTGGTAAAACTTGTTTTTTATGAAATTCATATTTTTCAAAAGTATTGCTTGTAATTGTAGTGGTAACAGTTGATTCAGATACTTTTTGATAGATCTCATTAAATAGATTTGATCTAGATTTTGCTAATTTTATATTGTTCTTATCAACTCTTTCTACAAAGTATAATCCTTCTGAAAATAGAAAACTATCAATTGTTCCATCAGATTGTTTTTGTGGAGTGTAATAAATTGCATCACCACTGAAGAAATTATGATCATTGTCACCAGTTGTGATAGGAAGAATTATTTGTCCACCATCAAAAGTTCCAGATAAACTAATTTTCTGTGTGCTTGGATTTAATCTGTGATTTGGCCCATATGTTGGTAATGAATTTGATGCAATTAAGTTTTTAAGCTTAGAGAGTGTATGAGCATATCCTACTTCCTCCATGTACACATTCTGTACGTTGGCAGTGTAATCATTCAAATGTTGTTGATTATTGTCTACGCCACTCGCATTGGAATTTGGTTTTGCAAGGGTTTTTGTTACAGCAACAATAGCAGAGAGATTATTAATCGTTGATCCCTGCATTCTAAATTTAACGTTACTTAAAACATCAGTGACATTATATGATCCATCTAAAGTAAGATTATTTGTTTGAACTGTTACTGCATCATTTAATCTTATTCTGTGAAAATCTTTTGTAACTACCTCATATGTTGGGCCAGAGGCATCCTGTAATGTAATTGAATCTATATTATATTTTGGTTGAACATTAAATATCCAGTTGTTTGATTTAAAATCATCTACATTAGCAACCTTTCCTAAAGACTTTAATTTTATTTTTGCATCTTTTCTTTGATAAAAAGTATCAGGTAATTCAATACCACTTAACACACCTGTTATACGACACCGTATACCGTCTGTAGTGACCCCTGCAGTGCTGTTTGCTTGCCCCAAGGCATAAACATAGGTATTCTGTCTAATTGATGTAGCATCGCTTATTGTAGTGGTTATACCAGTTGTGCTTATTCCTAAAAATTGTGTTATATTTGTTCCAGAATATGTACAAACTCCAACTGTTCCATTTTGATATACGAAGGTCAATGCTCCTTTATCTGGGAATCCTATTGTCGAATCAACATCAATAAATGTCTGAGCTGCTCCAACTCTACCGATATTTTTAGAATTTGCATGAATTCCGAAATTACCATATAACAATTCATCTGAACTACCTGTTCCAAATGAAGCATCTATACTAACTTTGTAATATGTCTCTGTTAATAAACCAACTCTAACCCTCTCAACCATTGATACTGGGCCATAAGCTCTAGATAAATTTTCAAATTCATCTTGAAATAAAGTTTTATTTTCGAGATCCATAGGATCTCCTTGTATTGCCTCAACTATTATATCGCGAGTTTTTCTGTAATTTGCATCTGAAGGAGCAATAACATAATCAGCAGGTCTTACAATATCTACATTTTCATTAAATAATGCTTTGAATAATATTTTAAATGATTCGTCAGTTCCTCTTGAATTATAAAAATCTTTTGAATGTCTTATAAATTGTGGCTGATTTAATGCAGGATTTAAATCTCTTTGAAAACCTGGTAAAAATTGTCTTTTAGATTTTTTTAAAAATTCTTTTAAGAATAAAGCACTTAAATTTTCAACTTGTCCACCACTTGTTCCTACACCAACAGCATGATTACCTGCTTTTGATGTTGAAAAAATAAATTCCTCTGGTTCATCAGGATTACTAAATGATGTGATACCACTAAATCCACGAATACATCCAGTGAATGAGTTTGTTGTTAACCCAGTATATGTAATTATCTCATCATTTATCTTCAACAACCCATAGTTCTCAGGGAATCCAGTGGTATCTTCGACAGAAATAGTTTGATCAAACTGAGTGACAGCACTTGATAGGGTTGTAAATCCAACTAAAGTTCCAGATTTGTTTAATTGTATGTAAGAATCTAAATTATTGATTATATCAATCGGGCCACCTTGATACTCTTGACCCTGATAGTAAGCACTTAAAAATTCACCGATTAAAGGATTATCATCCTTAACATAAGAAGGAAGTTGATCTTTTACAACTTTATTAATTTGAACTCTTTTTTCTGCCATATGATTATCTTACAAGTTTTTTTGTCTTATAACTTGGTGTAACAGTGTATGTTGAACCAGATGGATCTGTTCCAGAAGCAATTTCATCAACAATCATTTCTACGTTACTAATATCTAGTTGTAAATAAAGATCCTGTAATCCAATAACATCATTTGAAAATGGACAAACGGAAATTTCCAGAATTTGTTGAGCATCTTTTGTCTTTCCTGCTACGATATTAATAGGATTAAGTGTCATTCTACCAGTTGTATAGTTGACAAGACCCACATTTTGCCTCTCAATGAGTGGAGTTGTTGAACCAGGTGCATCTAATGAGAATAATCCAAGAGATCCTGTGACTCCATCACCACTCGGCATGTCATATAAGTAAACTTCGTTAGTAATATCTAACACTTTAAAGGCAGAAGAGCGAATATTAAACCCATCTGTGTATCTAATATCAAATCTATTACCAAAATCAATGGCATATTCTGCAAATTGGTTGGTGGCCAACCTCAAATCACGTCTCATTTCAACAGTTGTGATGTTAGAAGTGATAGATTC